AAATTACCGGCAAAAAACCACTTGCCACCCTGCCGGAGGTGGAGCCCATCGGCCCCAAAAAACTGCTGGACGGATACATTATTGCCCCCATGACCGGCGCCTCCATGGGAAAATTTGCCCACGGCATCTTTGATACGCCGGCATTGCTGGGCGCCAAATCTCATCTGAGAAACGGCCGCCCCGTGCTGATCGCCCCCTCAACCAATGACGGCCTTGGATCTTCTGCAGAAAATATCGGGAAGATTTTGGCTATGAAAAACGTTTATATGGTGCCTTACGATCATATACCTAAGTACGTTTACATGCTTATAAAAAATCAATGTCAAGAATTTTCTTTTCTCGCCCGTTCCAATCAATGTAAATGCAATCAATGAAGGATCTCCAGAACGATCTTTTTTCTTCTTTGGTCAGATCATTATAAAAGTCTTGCCACCCTTCTGCCAACATATTCTGAATTGCTTCAAAGTCTGGCCCCTTGTCAATTTCTTCTTCTTCTTCGTGCGCTGCGTCGATTAGGGCCATTAATTCGTCATATTGCCTGTCATAATCTTCTACATTCTTTATCCTGCCTTTTTTCCATGAATAGTTGAGACGGTCTAATTCTTCTTGCAATTCCTGCAAATTGTATTTCCCGATTCTTTCTTCGCCGCTGACAACTTTTGTTGCTTGCAGTTTTTTCTGCCTGATTATTTTTTCCAGGTTATCTAGGAGCAATTCTTCCACTTTGCTTTCAGGTGGATTTTTTGTGAAATCGCATTGATGATATATTTTCGCTTGTGTGCAACGATATGCAAGGTAGGTTTTTTGTACTTTTCTTTTTCCTGTAATAGGATCAGGCCGCGAATAAGAATTTTGATTGCAAGAGGTAAGCCGCGCCCCGCAGTGCGGACAGACGATCAAGCCGGAAAACAAATATACATTTCCATAAGTGGTACGCGGGTTTCTTGCGATAAAGGTCTGCATTTGGATGAATTCTTCTCGCGTCATATACGGATCGCAATAATTAGGGTTACCACGATATGAACCGCAGATCATTTCGTTGGTTAGGATATTATAAATTGAATTATATGAAAATTTGCGATTGTATTTTTTATTGACATATAACATTGCTCCGCGAATGGTTTTGTGTGTGCGAAAGTGAGCAATCAGGTCGTTCATAATTTCTTCATTTGCTTTTTTGACGTATTTATGCCTTTCGCCTGTTTCCGGTGTTCCGACAGTGTAGCACCAAGGCTGGTTCCCGGTGAGCGGTTGCCCGGTTTTTACTTTGTATTCATTAACAAGATGAATTCTTTCGCCTGTCTGATCTGCTTCAAGTTCAGCAATTGTCAATTTCATATTGACAAACGCCTTTCCGCTTGCGGTGGAAAGATCATACTTTTCTTCTGTTGCTGTCCAAATGACTGGGGCAATTAATTTCATGCATTCATGGTATTCAGCGACGCTTCGGAAGAAACGGTCTAACTTGATGAAAATGATTCGCTTGAATTTCCCTTTCTGCGCATCGTGAATCATGCGTTGCAGCTCCGGGCGCTTCCTAATCAATTTCCTTCCCGATACGCCTTCGTCTTTATACCATTCGACAATTTTCATGTTATGCTTGCTAGCGTATTCTTCTAATTTTTCTACTTGCGCTTCCAACGAAATACCGTGCAGCTTTTGCTCCTGTGTTGACACGCGGATATAGGCTGCAACTTCTTCAATATACTGATGCCGTTGTCTAAGTTCGTCTACAATGCTCATTTTTCTTCCCCCTTGGGTTGATTCTGGTTGGGTTACTATTTAACCATAATAATTATATCACACTTCGTACGGTTTGTAAAGTACTATTTTAGGATAATTTACCATTGAATTTCAGAATTGCCATTTTGTATAATATTTTCAGAACATTTGTTCCGCGCCCCGGAATGAAAGGAGAATTCATGTTGAGCGCTTCAGAAGAATTGCTTTCCTACATACTCACATTCACACCAGAACAAGTAGAAAAAATTATTAGTCATCTTCCAGAATTGCTTTCATTAATCTCAGAACCTTCGGAGCTTTCTCCGCTGGAACAGATTTAGCAAATTCAAGCAATTCTAGTTTTTCTTTTGTTAGTCCGTTGCTGTCAACGGGCTTTTTTTCGTCGAAATCACCGATCAGTTCCGCAGGGTGAATGCCTAATATATCAGACATCTTTTTCAGGTTGCTTCGCTTGATGTTGACAATTCGGCCATTCTCATACTTCGCGACCGCTGATTTTTTGATACCTAGCAATTCGCCTAGTTCTTCTTGGGTCATCCCTTTTGCCAATCTGGCTTTCTTGATCTTGCTTCCTAAATCCATTTGAATCCCTCCAATCTTGTTACGACATTGTTTCCGCCCGAATACACGCAGCGCGTGTGAAGCGATTTATTATAACACGCGCTGCGTGTATTTTAAATAGGGTTCGGAAAATATTCATGTATTTATAATACACTTTGGTGTCTTTATTATCAAATTTTTCATGAACCGGTAACAGAAAAGTTGTTGCTAATCAAAAAAAATGGTGGTATCCTGAAAATGTCCTTTTAAGACACCAACTAGAGAAAGGAGGTACACAAATGAACGACGTGGCATTGCGCAGCATTATGGTTCTGCATGGCGACACTTATAGTACCTTGGCGGAATATTTGGGCATTTCTCCAAATAGCGTCTGCAATAAGATCAACGAACGCGGAACAGAATTTAAACAAGGCGAAATTGCTGCTATTAAGGAACGGTATAACCTGACGGCAGATCAATTAGCAGAAATTTTCTTCAACTGATGAGCGTTTTTTTTATGGCTAAAAGTGTCTTATTAATAAACTTTTTTTCGGTCTATTTTTTTGACGCTGAGTGTATTTTTAAGAAACTTGCGAACATTGACAAGACACATATAGGAGGAAATATGCGGTTATCAACCATGACGGAAACTGAAAAGGATGCGCTAGGGAATAGAATCCTTTCAACCTTAATGGAACTATTTGCCGCGCATCATGGGGTGAAAATCGACTATGAAATAGTGACCGAGAAGGAGGAAAAAGAACATGTATTACACAGACGACCCGGTAGCTGACTATGCTAGGTGGGATGCTGAACGACAAAGACAGCTTGAAAGAATGCCAGTTTGCGTGGATTGCGGTGAACATATCGAAGACGAATATTTCTACCTCATAAACGATGAACCAATTTGCATGGAGTGCTTGAAAACGGGCTACCGCAAAAGCACGGAAGATTACATAGAATAACAGAATTAAAAAGGGAGAATGAAAATGGTTGAATGCACTGCGACGGTCGGCAAAGGTCGCCAAATCACATTGTATGCGGAAAACTTTGCAGAATTAGCGGAAGAATTGAAGAAGTACGAAATTTCAGAATTACAGGCCAAGGTGATCCGTGTCAGCGAAATGCGGCAAGGAAAAATGAAAACGGAGGGATGAACATGCCCGAAAAAACACACTGGAAAAAAGCCGTCGCGCCGAGTGATTACCTGGGCGCATGTGACTTCCAGGACGGAGAAGAAAAGGTTGTCACGATCAAAGGAGTGAACCAGTCTGAAACGATTGTGACGAACGAAGGAAAGAGCCAGCACGCGGCAGTTCATTTCGTGGAAGACGTGAAGCCATTGATTCTCAATGTTACCAATTCAAAAGCCATCACGAAAGTTTCTGGTTCTCCATATTTCGAAGACTGGATAGGATGCAAGGTTCAGCTTTATGTAGACCCGTCTGTCCGCGCCTTTGGCGAAGTGGTTAGCGCGGTTCGTGTTCGGCCAAGAAAACCGATCATTCGCCAAGGAGAAAAATGCGCTGATTGCAGCCAAGCGATTCAGGGCGCATCAGGAAAAAGTGCTGAATATATCGCTCAATACACGAAACAGAAATTCGGTGCCGCCTTGTGCTTCCAATGCGCTTCAAAAAGATCAGCGCAGGAAGGGGTAAACGGAAATGCTTGAACTGACCGCTGAAAATTATTACGGTTCAGAAGCGAATTGGCAATACATGAGCGCAAGCCAATACAAGAGTTTTCGTTCTTGCGAAGCGGCTGCAATGGCTGAACTTCGCAACGAATGGAATAGACCAAGTGGTACTGCGTTGCTGGTAGGCTCTTATGTAGACGCATTCTTCTCTGACGAATTGGAACAGTTCAAATTATTGCACCCGGAAATATTCAAATTCAACGGAGAACTGAAAGCCGATTTTCAAAAGGCCCATGCTATTGCAGAACGTCTTGCGCGTGATGATCTGGCACGGATGCTTCTTTCTGGACAGCATCAAACCATTAAGACGGGCAAAATTGGCGGCGTATGGTACAAGGGTAAATATGACAGTCTCCTGGAGCCTAAACAAGTTTCTGAAATTTGCGAAAAGTTTCCAGAGATAAAAAAACTGGTTCCATTTGGTGGGCCGTTAATCGTTGATTTGAAAAGCACAAAAGACTTCGGGTCGATCTGGAACGACGATTACCAGGAGAAGCAGAATTTTGTCAATTACTGGGGTTATGACATTCAAGGTGCGATTTATCAGAAATTAGATGGCCGGTTCGCTCCTTTTGTCATTGTTGGCGTGACAAAAGAACCCGAACCAGACATTGAAGCATTGTATGTACCAGATGAAGAACTTGCTGATTGCCTAGCAGACGTAGAAGCAAACAGCCCTAGGTATGCGGCTATCAAGCGGGGTGAAATTGAACCAGAAGGATGCGGTAGGTGCAATTATTGCAAAAGCGTGAAACGACTTTCTACTATTAAACATTACAGATGGAGGATTTGACATGAATCATTGGTCAGGAATGGGACGGATTTGCAACGACCCGGATATTTCCACGTCGCAGAGCGGGACGCAAATTGCCCGGTTTCGCTTTGCTGTTAATCGCCAGCGCAAGCAGGACGGACAGCAGGAGGCCGATTTTCTCAATTGCGTTGCATTTGGAAAAAATGCTGAGTTCGCGCAGAAGTATTTGATTAAAGGCATGAAAATTGTTATTGAAGGCCACATACAGACTGGCAGCTATGAGAAGGACGGCGTGAAGCATTATACCACGGACATTATTGTTGAACGTTGTCATTTCTGCGAAAGCAAGAACGCAAGCACCAAAGCAGAAGAACAACCCCTTCCCCACTCTGACGTGAACGGATATGTTGAAGTGGATGAGGAATTGCCGTTCTGATGCCAAGCAAATATCGAAGCCGCAAGATTGTCCGTGACGGCTTGAAATTTGATTCGGTTAAAGAATATCGGCGGTGGGTAGAACTTTCCCGGCTTGAAAAAGCCGGGAAGGTTTCAAACCTCCAGCGGCAAGTGAAGTTTGAATTGATTCCGTCGCAACGGATCGACGGGAAGGTAGTTGAACGGGCTTGTGCTTATATTGCAGATTTCGTCTATACGGTTGACGGCTTAAAGGTGGTCGAAGATACAAAAGGATTCAGAACAACAGACTACATTATCAAACGGAAATTAATGCTCCACGTTCACGGCATCAAGATTAAGGAGGTATAACCAGGTGACTTTTGAAGAATATCAGAAAGCAGCGGCCCGAACAATCAATGCACAATTAACCTGGCATGACGTTCGGCAGCATGCGCTTTCTGGCATGGTATCTGAACTTGGTGAAGTTCATGGCATTTACCAGAAAGGGTACCAAGGGCACCCCATAAGTGCTGAACATATCAAAAAAGAAATTGGTGATCTTCTTTGGTTTATTTCTGAGTTCTGCACGTCACAGCGGTGGTCACTTGATGAAGTTGCACAAATGAACATTGACAAGTTGCTTGAAAGATACCCAGCAGAAGAAGGATTCACGGCAAACAGAAGCCTTCACAGAAAGGATGGCGACATATGAGCGAAAACAGCAGACCTACCCAAAGCGAACGGGTTCTTGCATACATGATGAATCATGGCGGGATAACTCAAGCGGAAGCGTGGAAAGAAATTGGTGTCATGCGCCTTGCTTCCCGCATTTCTGAATTGCGGAAAGACGGGCACCAGATCACAAGCAAAACGGAAGCAGTCAAAAACAGGTATGGCGAGAAATGCCATATTAAACGGTACAGTTTGGAGACAGAAGGTGAGTGATGCGCATAGCAGGAACAGTGAATGACAGCATCGTGGATGGGCCAGGGCTGCGGTTTACGATATTTGCGCAAGGTTGCCCCCATCATTGCCCCGGATGCCATAACCCATCTACCCACGATCAAAATGGTGGTCATGAGGAAGATACCCAAGCGCTTATTGAAAAGATGTTGAAGAACCCGCTGCTTTCCGGGGTAACGCTTTCAGGGGGCGAACCGTTTCTGCAAAGTGCCGCATGTCTGGAAATCGCAAAAGCAGCTCATGCAGCAAACTTGAATGTATGGGCCTATACGGGCTACACATGGGAACACCTGATGCGTGAAAACGATCCTGACAGAATGGCCCTGCTGCGTGAAGTAGATGTGCTTGTAGACGGCCCATTCATTGCAAGTAAACGATCCCTGGAGTTGGATTTTTGCGGCAGCAGCAACCAACGTCTGATTGATGTACAGCAGTCATTGTTGCAAGGGGCAGTAGTAATAAAGAAGGTGGTGTGATGTTTGGCAGAAAGAAGGATGTTTGCAAAAACCATTATTGACAGCGACGCATTCCTGGATATGCCATTGTCTACGCAGTCATTATATTTTCATCTTTCCATGCGAGCGGATGATGACGGCTTCATAAATAATCCCAAAAAAATTCAACGGATGGTTGGAGCCAGCGATGACGATTTGAAATTGCTTGTTGCAAAACGGTTCATTATTCCGTTTGAAAGCGGCATTGTCGTGATTAAGCACTGGAAAATTCACAACTATATCCGCGCTGACCGCTATAAGGCCACGGCGTACCAAGAAGAAAAAAGCCAACTCCTGCTTAAAGAAAACAACGCATATTCCTTGCCGCTCCCGCTTGGTATACCAGATGACACACAAACGGAAACCCAGGTTAGGTTAGGTAAGGATAGGTTAGGTAAGGATAATATAGATTATATAAGTGAATCGCAGGAGGAAGAAAAAAAGCCCAAACCCACCAAGCACAAATACGGTGAATATAATAACGTTCTTCTCACTGATGATGAATTAGAAAAATTGAAAACTGAATTTTCAGACTGTGAAGAACGGATTGAACGCCTTTCTGAATATGTGGCATCGACGGGCAAGAAGTATAAAAGCCATTATGCTACCATACGAAATTGGGCGCGTAAAGACAAGGAAACAGGAAAGGGCGTGAAACGTCGTGCGGAACCTGAAAGAAATGATACCATCACAGGCAAGGTTGGAACTTGGCTGTGAACCGATGAGCCAAGAAGAATACGAACAATATAAGGTAGACATATATAATTCTTCTTCAGGCAATCTTCACGAAAAAGACGGTTGGAATTGCGACCTTTGCAAAAACAAGGGTTTCATTTCTGAATTGCGTTTCGTGGAAATTTACGGACACAGCGTCGAAACCTTAATTCCTTGTAAATGCCAGAAAACTAGAAACGCCCTTGCAAGGCTGGACAGATCAGGGTTGAAGGATGCAGTGAGCAAATGCACGTTTGACAAATATGAAACGCCTGAACCTTGGCATGCTGCAATTAAAGAAAAAGCCCAGAATTTCTGCAAAGATGATACTGGACAATGGTTCTTTATTGGCGGTCAATCTGGCGCGGGAAAAACGCATATTTGCACATCTATGGCAGTTCACTTCATCCGGCAAGGG